TAATTTAGTTGATGTTGATGTAAAACCATTGTCATTCGGTTTAGGAGATAATGATAATGAACCTTTGACAGTATCTTTTGATGAACTGGATTCATCAAAAATCCCCCAAGCACCAACAATTGGTGAATCAACAAGAAATGCAAATGAGAATAGCAAAACTTGGGATGGATTTGGTCAATTTGATGACATCCCAGTTACCCCCAATATGACAATTCCATCTGGTCCTAAGTTGTCCAAGGAAGAAACAATACGTGAGAAATTTAATTATTTGAGAAAACTGGAAGCTCTCGAAAAAAAAGGGATTGAATTAACAAAAAAGTATAGTATGGATAGTAATTTAGCAGAAATGATGGGAGAGTATCAAATGGTAGTGGCAGAGAAAGAAAGACAGAACTCAATAAAATTTCAAGGGAACATGTTGTCTGCTCTAATTAATGGTGTTGAATTTATGAATAATCGTTTTGATCCTTTTGATATAAAATTGGATGGGTGGGGTGAACAATTTAGTGAAAATCTAAATGATTATGATGAGATATTTGCGGAATTACACGAAAAATATAGTTCCACAGCACAAATGGCACCAGAAGTTAAATTAATCTTCCAACTAGCAGCAAGTGGTATGATGGTTCATATGACCAATACAATGTTTAAGAGTTCAATGCCTAATATGGATGATATTTTACGTCAAAACCCCGATTTAATGAGTGAATTTAATAAAGCGGCAGTAAATACAATGGGAAATACAAACCCTGGATTTTCTGGTTTTATGGGAAATGTAATGAACCAAGGACAACAACAACCCCCACCTTCAAATTCAGGAGGTATGCGTATGGGACCCCCGCCAGCAGCAATGGCAACGCAAGAAATGCCAGCACCAAGACGCCCTGGTTCAATGTTCAACAATGAACCGAAATCAAATAGACCCGATGTTACTAGTGCAAGAAATTCTGGTGTAAGTATTAATAATGATTTCACTTCTATTGAAGAAAGTACAACCTCCATACGCGCCCCACCACAAGAACGAAAAATTGCACGTGCTGAAATGAAAGGTCCAACCGATATAAGCGATTTACTGGGTGGATTAAAACAGGCATCTCCACCAAGTATGCCAATGCATTCAACTTCAAAATCCCCGGTTAATACACCATTCATGAATGATAAAGTCAAACCAATTACGAAAGAAATAAAAAATGTAACAATTCCAAAGATAAGTGATGTAGCAAGTCAAGATGATGCTGGAAGTACAATTAGTTTAAATGAATTAAAAGAATTACAAGTAGATGGTACTGTACCTAAACGTTCCAGACGTAGAAAAGGCAGTGAAAAAAATACGATTAGTTTAGATATTTGATTGGATAAATAATGAGATACGCGTGTTAAAAATTATATAATTTTTGAAATTCTATAATTTATTTTTAGTAAATTTTTAGTTATGATATTATCAAGTTTTAATAATAATCTATAAATTATTATTAAATTATCAGGGGAAGGTTTCGATCCTTCGACCTTTGGGTTATGGGCCCAACGCGCTGCCTCTGCGCCACCCTGATTATAAACGGTTTAATGACATATTAAGGTCATACCCGACAAGGTCTTACTGGGAATTGAACCCAGGTCGCGGGAATCAAAACCCCGAGTGCTAACCATTACACCATAAGACCAATGGAGACGCTGGGCATCGATCCCAGTACCTCTCGTAATTTTGTCTGCCAAATCGAACAGGTTTGCAAAACGAGCGCTCTACCATTTGAGCTACACCCCCGTTCCTTCCCCCAATCATATACTATGAATAGTCTTTATATCATTTTATTAAAGTATAAACAATTTTATATTATTAATAGCATTGCTAGGAATTTTTCGTTTTTTATCGTTTGAAACTGTAAATAAATCTTGTAAACAATTTTCATTTTCTCTCAACGATGATACAAGTAGTGGGATTGTTTTATATCTCTCCAAAATTACATTTGCAATTGTTGAACTTACAAATGGAATCTGTATAAGCATAATAATCCAAATATTATCTTTGTTAATATTATCTCTCTTTTGCGTTTTTATACATTGTAAATAATCACTATTATTATTGTTATTAATAATTTCGGTATTATTTTCGCTGTTATTTTCAGTAATATCTTGTTTATTTAATGCGTAATATGGTAATTTGCCATTTTTCTCTCTACTCTCTCTGAAACATTTTTTACAGAAGTTAAAAATAATTTCTCCTGTGTCGTTAGTACCTTGGGAGCATAGTATTGAGAACCCTTTATAATAATAGAGAGAAAACATTGCGGAATATAACTTTGACATCTCTCTCTCTGATTTATGTGTTTGATATACATTTCTATCCCCTTCAATTATATACATAATATAATGATTATGTAGGTTGTGGTGATTTAATCTTATCGATTGTTCACGATAACGAGTATCTTTTATACTACTTTCAAGATCAGACAGTGTTTTTCTCTCGATTACCAATATTTCTCTCCCATCATCATTGCATATACAAATATCTCCAAGTAATAGATTTACACTTTCAATTGTAATTTTTCCACTATATTCTTCATTACTAGTCAAGAGAGAAACGAGAGAACCATATAATTTCTTTTCACGATAATCCACTTTTATAATCATTTCTTGTTATATTTAAATTATAGTCAAATTATTAAATACTAATTATATTATTTATATATATATATAAATAAATGTCATCAATAATTTCATTTAGTCCCAGTATAGTAAATATAACTTCCCGTGCACTTCACCCAACCGAACAAAATATACAAATTACTGTTTCACCCCAAGAACCTATTATATCACCACAAGGCAGTGATATTGGATTAAGAATTAAATTTGAAAGTTCTATACCTGGAATAACAATAACCGATGCTTATTGGCAATACGCTACTCCTGGTTCGGTTCCAACTCCGGTAACAGTTACACTAAAAGTACCCCCAAATCTTTTTGCAGTTCGTAAAGATATTATAACATCGATTGCTATATCAAACTCAGAATTGTATTCCGGATATGTTCCCAAGTTAACTGTAAATATACATCAAACCTCAATTGGTAGTATGTATACAAACAATTCTATGGTTTATCATAAACCTGGTAGTGTATCAAGTGGTATCGGTGGTGTGCGAAACCACCGCGTAAAAGGTCGCAAAACATAAATTACGTAAAATATTTTTCACCCTTTAACTCATCATCATAATTTTTATTTTTAACATTTCCATCGAATATTGCAATAAATTTTAAGATTGTTCGCTCACCTGTTTGCGTTGGGGAAACATAATGTGGGACCACATTTGGCATCACACATATAAGAGTATTCGGGGTTGTATATATGCTTTGTTGAATACCATTTTTATCTATATATTCAAAATACGAATTACTTGTATTAGATAACGTTAATACACACTCGTAATATGGTTTCCCATCAAATAATGCAATATCAGTATGCCACGCCATTCCATTAGACTTAGCGTCATATCTTCTATATTCTATTGGGTAATCATTCGCTATAATATGTCTCTCGTTTAAATCATCCGTATTATTATTAAGATTTATATATTTTTCTACGGTATTTGTAAAATTTTCATTATATAGCAATTTACATAATTCGCTATGGTCATCTGTAGTTTTTTTAAATAAATAAGTTTCCCTTTCACACATTCGTATATCCCGATGTAATTCTTTGTTTTTTTGTAAAATAATACTTTCTATCTTTTTAAAATCTTTTTTATTATAAAAATTAGGAATAATTAATAATTCGGGTTTATCACAATTTAAAGAATTATAATTTATCCATTCGTTTGAGTAAAAACTAACCCACGTTGCAATGAATAATATAAATGTAATAGGGATAATTGTTTTTAACATATAAATTATATGTGTATAATAATTAATATTATATATACATATAATATTAATAGTATGCCACCAAAAAGGAATACAAAAAAATATACAACCCCCACAAGTAGGCGTCGCGATATGCAAAGTCAATGGGCTGCTGATAACCCTAACCCGGGTATTATAAATGGAATAACAACCAATCCACCTCAACAACCCAGTCAAATTCCAACCACCAACGTACAAGTAGCAGAACCTCCAACACATGCACCACCGACTGGTGATGGTGTAACCACTCCCAACACCATACCAGTAACATCTATTCCAACAGAATCACCTATTCCAGGAGGATCCCCGTCTAAAGGGAATATTGGATATCAAAGACCAAAAAAGGGACAAACAGCAAAAAAACCAGGAAAAAAAAAATTAACGACGGACGAAGAAAGAGAAAGAAGATTTAACGCATTAATACGGCGCCACCAGCAAAATGCAGACAACAGCGGCTATTCTATGGGCGCTATTGATAATCGTGTTATTTATCCTCCTCCTCCTCCTCGACAAGGACCTCTTCCTCCTCCACAACAAAATGAAAACACCTTCGGATCGTTATTTCCTGAGTTGAATAATATTAAGTTGAATAATATTAATAATACTAATGGCGGAAAAAGAAGGAATTCAGTAAAAAGAAGAAAGTCAGTAAAAAGAAAAACTCATTCAAAAAGACAGAGAGGCGGTAGTAAAGAAGAAGAAGAAAAAGTGACGGCAGAGCTTATGACGGCAAGTGTGCACGGACACACAGATACAGTTGAAAAGTTACTGCGTGATGGAGCTGATGTGAATGGGAAGGATAAACGGTTCGGTAGGACTGCTCTTATGTCGGCAATGTATAGGGGACACACACACATAGTGAAATTGCTACTTGAAAATGGCGCGGATGTGAATGCGGAGGATAAGGATGGCACAACGGCTCTCTGTCTGGCAATATTTTATAAACACACAGATATAGAGGAATTATTAAACGAAGTCATAAAAAGTGGAGAAAAAGTAAGATGTCACATAGAAGAAGTTATTGAACAACGAAAAAAAGAACAGAACACGAAAACAGATAATATTCCGCCTTTGTCTGTATTTGCGGCAGCTTCTTTAACTGACGAAGATAGACAAAAACTTCATCGTGAATCGTTGGATATAGACGAGAAAACTGGTAAAATAATAATTGGTGGAAAAAGAAAAACGAGAAAGTCCAAAAGAAATTCTCGTTCAAAAAGACAGAGAGGTGGAAGAAAAAGAACGGTAAAAAAGAATAAATCAAAAGGGAAAAAAACACGTAATAATTGATAATCAAGTAATATTCAAATACCTATGCGAAAGAGTAATCAAATAGTTTCAACCTGTGTTTCATTATTTCCAATATAATCCCAAGTTTCAATCATAATATCAATTGAGTTATCTTTTGTTGGTAATACTTGTTTATTATTACACGCGAAATTTCCATTTTTGGATAAATCCGGAAAATAAGTATCACAATCATATTCTTTATTTATACGTGAAATAATGCAACTATCAGGTCTAATATTTTCATCTTGTGTATTTAAAAAATATTCATAAATCTGCTGACCACCAATAATAAATATATCATCAACGTTTATTGATTTACAATATTTAACAGCTTCTTCTATTTGGTTAAAAAATATTGTGTTTTTTTTGTAACTATTCACAATAGAAGAATAAGGATAGCAAATTATTTTGCTAATTATAATATTAACCCTATTCTGTAAAGGTAGTGAACCCATACTTTCCCAAGTTTTCCGCCCCATAATTACAGCATTATTCTCTGCACCAGTTGTTGTTTTCGAAAAATGAATTAGGTCTTCTTTTATACGCCAAGGTAAAATACCGTTTATTCCTATACCATTATTTTTATCTGTTGCAGCAATTAATTTAATCATTTGCTAATATTATATAATAATAATAATAATATTAACATTGCTCTAAATAAAGTAAATAAAAATTGAATAAAAAATTTAATAAATAAATAAACGAATTATAATCAATAATCAAAATGAGGAAGATAATATTAATATTATACTTAATATATTTAAATTGCGCGTTGTCATTAACGAGCGTAATGGTAGTATTAGGAAATCAAATGAAGGAAATCCAAAAGGATAGAGTATTGTCGGCAATAGAATATTCAAAAAGTCTCGGCAGCAATTATATATGGTATTTATCAGGAGGTGTAAAAGGGTGTGTAGAGAATGAGATAACTGAAGCTTCAAATATGAGAGGATATATAAATGAAAAAACAACTAATAATATAGTATTAGATAATGAGGCAACAAATACAGCAGAAAATTTTGTAAATTTAAAAAAATGGTTAGCAATCAAATATAAGTCGAATGAGGAATATGAAATAGTAATAACAACATCAGAATATCATAAGGTTCGTGCATTAAAAATATTTGAAGGAATATTTGAAAAATATGATATAAAATGGAATCTAAGTAAAAAAGCGTGTCAGTCCTGTTGGTCAGACGAAATATTCCATATGAAAAATGTAGAAAAAGATATAAAAAATGCGTTACAAAAATGAACATAATAATTAAAAAACATGTATCTTCCTGTGTATTTTGTTTATCATTTTTTACTAAGATGTATCACCCATTAGTGACCACCCCCCGGGGTAATATGATAGACCAGTATCATTTTCATAACAATTCAGGTTGACGTAAAATGAGTTTCTAATATATGTTTTTGATGCTATGAAAATGTTAGTAATTTCACAGGTATCATTTTTATTTGTTTCATCATAAATAATAACAGGCGTATGTCGTCGCGTTGTGATAACATTATATACATTACCGTCACTATGTCTATAGAGATAATGTGATGTATTAAACGAACTCGACCCATACTCAATAAAATCAAGTTTATCGTTATAAAACTTATCAATATTAAATCGTACATTTTCTAGTTTGTTGTAAGAAATCTGCGGGATTAACATAGAATCATCATATTTAAAACCTCCCACACTATCTTCAATATATTGATGTATTGCTTTCTTTCGACTATCATTGCAAAGTTGATGTACCGAGTGTATGTTTATATCTTCATCAAATGAATCAAACGAACAACTTCGCGAAGTTCCAGTTTCCGCATTTTTCGCAAATGTATCTCCAATTATAGCTTCCATTGTTATATTTTAATTATATAATTAATCATAAAGATTAAAATTATTCAATTTATATTAGATTTTATGTAATAATCTTAATCATAATCTTAAACTTAAAATTGAATTTAATAATAAAAACATATTTTTATTTATATTATTAATGGAACAAACAATGGAAAAATTAAAATTCATAGATTTATTTTGTGGTATTGGTGGTTTTCATCAAGCATTAACATCGTTGGGACATGAGTGCGTTCTTGCGTGCGATATAGATAAATTTTGCCAACAAAATTACAAAGAAAATTATGGGGTTGATGTTGTGAAAGATGTTAAAGAGATTAATGAAACAAATATGCCCGATTTTGATATTATTACAGGCGGGTTTCCCTGCCAGAGCTTCAGCAATTCCGGCAAAAAGAAGGCGTTTGATGACGATAGGGGATTATTATTTGACGAAATTATGCGGATCGCAAAAATAAAGAAACCACGTTTCATGTTTTTGGAAAATGTAAAGCATATTTTAAAGGTAAGTGATGGGAAGGTGATAGAATATATAAAGAATAAAATAGCAAGTCACGGATATACTTTACAGATGTTTCAAATGTCTCCCCATAATTATGGTGTTCCACAGCAACGAGAACGTGTCTATTTTGTGTGTGTGCGTAACGATATTTACAATAATTCTCCTATTGTATTGGAACCGTATAATGGCGAACCATTAGATTTTACAAAAATATTACAAAAACCGAGTGAAATAGATGACAAATATAAGTTAAAAGGAGATATTTTGAATGTTCTTGAAGCGTGGGATGAGATGATTAAAGTATTTGAAGTGGGAGAAAAAATATCACCTACAATTTTAATTCATGATTACTATAAAACATATACAGACGAAGAGTTTGAAGGATTGGCCGCTTGGCGAAAGGATTATATGATAAAGAATAAACCCCTGATTGAAAAATACAAACCTCAATTCGATGCTTGGTATAATAAGCATAGAGAGTTATTAAATAAACGTGAAATATATGGAAAGTTGGAATGGCAAGTAGGGGTAATCAAAGAAAATGATAGTATATTTAATTATTTCAGTCAAATCAGGCAGTCGGGAATTCGTGTAAAAAAAGCGCAATATTTTCCGACACTTGTTGCAATTAGTCAAATACCTATTTATGGAAAGGAGAAGCGGTATATTACGCCCCGTGAGTGTGCGAGATTGCAATCCTTTCCCGAATCTTATATCATTCATAAGGATGATAAAAAAAGTTATAAACAATTTGGTAATAGTGTAAATGTGAATAATGTGTTGAATGTAATTAAGAGCACATTCAAGCATTATAATTTACACTGAATGTTATATGTATAAATAGAAACAAATTGAATTTTTTTAATTAAAACATACAGTTTAGTTTATAAGTATAATGAAGAAAATTCCATCCCATAGAATGCGTGGTATCAAAATGATGAATGAAGTTCGTAATGAACATATTGCCCGCCGAGAATATCAGCAAGATATTTACGTGAGGGCAATCCTTGAAAACACGACCATTCTCCCTGAACACGCAAGACTGGTTGTTGCATTTATGTTAGGATAAAAAATGAAAAAAAATTGAAAAAAACTTCGGTAAAAATTAAAAGTATAAAGAATAAATGATTAAGAATATAAGAAGAATGACAGATAATAAAGTGCTAATAGCTACTATTGATAAAATGACGAGCGACATTATAACTTTTATTGGTAAAGATAAGCAAAGTAAACTGACAAAGAAACAACAACAGGTAGATGAGTTGTTTGAACCAGATATGAGTGGTTGTTCGCGATGGGTTTCACGAGAAGAGATAGCAAGTAATAAAACGTTATGTTGGGGAAATAATGGTGCAGCAAGGCATGGTATTTATTTTGCGGATAGACGTTACACTTGGGAAAAGCAAGGAAAAGGTTCAATTACAGCGTTACGAACACGTGGTTACAGCGATGATGTATTATATGGTGCAAATCGCCCAATTCGTCGAGATATTCACGCTCATCATAAGAAGATAGGTTGCGTAGTTTGTGGCAGTCACTCAGACCTTGTAACAGACCATAAGAATGATTTATACAATGACCTGCGGGTATTAGACGAAAGAACACAAACAATAGATGATTTTCAATGTCTTTGTAATCATTGTAATTTACAAAAAAGACAAGTATCAAAAGTTACAAAAGAATTGGGAAAAAGAATTGGCGCAACCGCAATCCCATCATTAGCAATATTTGGTGTTGATTTTGTAGAAGGGGATGAAACGTTTGATGAAACAGATGTAAACGCAATGGTGGGAACTTATTGGTACGACCCTGTCGCGTTTATGAAACAAATAATGGATGATAGCTTATTCGTGACAATCGGAAAACGTGCTGGTGACCAAATACGATTCACAAATTTAATAAATAATTCCAAGGTGTGGGGTATAATAAAACGGGCCTATGTAGGGCACAACGGTTTAAAACTGATAGACCTATGTGATGGACGTGCGTATATATTTGACAAAATTAACGAAATCGAATTGCAAGTGGTTGAACAACGATGGAGGAGTATATGTAAGTAATGTTGCAGAACCAATTCCATGAGGACAACGAATTCTTGTCATAATGAAATGAAAACAATAAAAACAATAAAAAATTTACGTGGTGAATGGTTACATTTTTTACTTCAGTAATTCAATCACTTTATCATAATATTCTTTTGAAACGTCACACCCTTTGAAATTTCTATTTGTTTTTTTACACGCAAATGCGGTTGTCCCCCCTCCCAAAAACGTATCTAATATGACGTCACCTTCATTCGAATGTTTTTTAATAATATCTTCAAACAAAGGTAGACTTTTTTGTGTAGGGTGAAATCTATTTTTACCACCTTGCAATGGATAATTATAAATACCATTATCATATTTACTATTAAATGTTGGTTTTCCACCTTTTACACCTAGCAATGCAATTTCACGACAATTAGTTAGATAATTTGTTTTGGAATTTAAAGGTTGAGGATTTGTTTTTATCCATTCAACGAAACGTATTTGTTTAAACTTGTGTTTTTCCATTATTTCTTTTAGCTGACTAATTTTCCATAAATCAAAGAACATAATCATAGTTCCGCCTTTTTTTAATTTATCATAATAAATACCAATAAATTCATCTAATTTATCTAATGTAAATTCGCTATCCCAATCACCGTAATCGGTTTTTACACAATATTTAGTTCCATATATTGTCCCGTGCCGCATATAATTATCCTTTTTATTATCATTTTCAATGTTGTTTTTTTCTTTGTATTCTAACCATTCTTGCTCTGTTTTAACAAATTCCACATTATTTTCAGCATTTTCTTTCACCTTATTGTAATGCGTATTCATACCACTATCTTTTGAAATAATGTATGGTGGGTCTGTTAAAATCAGGTCAACCGAATTTTTATCAATTGTTTTTAGATATTCGGTACCGTCACAATTTTGAATATCAATAGTAGCTTTTGTGGGTATAGTATTCTCTTCCATTTTTATTTATAACTTATACGTTATATAGTTTAATATTTTAATATCAATTTTTAAAATATTAAATAAGAAAATTATTTTTTATAGCCGATTATTTATTATATTTATATATTATTAATGGTTAAAAGTAAAACTCTTAAAAATAAAAGTAGTGTAGCAATTTTTATTAAATTAGCAAAAAAATATGGAGTTACTCAAAGTGGTTCAAAAAAACAAATAGCTGAACGACTTAGTGGTTTAAGGGGTTCTTATTTATCTAAAACTGAAAAAAAAATTATATTACCTTATTTATCTAATAATGTAAATAAGCATATATTATTAAAACATAAAACCCGTAAAAAATTACCAAAATAAATAATATTTAAAATATTATACAGTAATGCAGCAAAACAAACTAGATACAAATACAGTAAGTACACAAACCAATGTCCATAAAGGTCTGGGTTCCTTTTCAGGAACATAAACATCATTATTTAATTCTGTGATAGTAGTATTTTTAATAACAGGTATAACAGTTCGTTTTACATTATCATTATTAAACATCATATTATATAATAATAAATATTTATTATTTATTATTTATTATTTATTTTCAATAATTGGTTTACAATGTGGTTCTAAACAAATGTGCTTTCCATAATTACTCCCATAAATCAAGGAAAACAAAGAAATCTAAAAATATAAAAATTGAAAAATAATATAAAGTTGCTTTATTAATATAAAACATAACAAAATATGACAAATACATTTGTAAAAATAAATGATGAAGACATCACAATGAATGGAGATCAAATGATTTTCAATCCTTACAATCCAAATAATCGTGAGATTACATTGAATTATGTTCAATCTATTCTAAAAGAATATGGATTACCACCAAATGTAAATAATTTAGAATTATATAAACGTGCGTTTGTACACCGTTCTTATACACGACGACCATTTCAGGAAAATGAGGAGCAAAATATTATTATTGTTGAACGACCGAATGACTGTATGCAATTAAGTACAAAATCAAATGAACGTTTGGAGTTTTTGGGAGATGGTGTATTGGAATGTATTACAAAATATTATTTGTATCGTCGTTTTCCAAAAGAGAATGAAGGTTTTATGACAGAAAAAAAGATTGCTCTCGTTAAAAATGAAGCTATTGGTAAGTTAGCATATGATATGGGACTTCATAAAAGTTATATATTGTCTAAACATGCGGAGGAAAAAAACACGCGTACAAATATGAAAAAACTAGGGTGTTTGTTTGAAGCATTTCTAGGTGCGTTGTTTTTAGATTTTAATAAAATGGATATTCGTGATGAAGATGCTTGGTTTAAAAATTTGTTTGTAACGGGTCCTGGATTTCAAATGGCCCAAATATTTCTGGAAAATATATTTGAAAGACACGTAGATTGGATTGAACTTATACAGAATGATGATAATTATAAAAATATTTTGCAAGTAAAAATTCAAAAAGAGTTTAAGGTAACACCCCATTATTTGGAAATTAACAATGGAAATGTTTTTCAAAATAATGAAAATGAACAACAAGATAAAAATTTTCATATGGGTGTATACATATGTTTGGGACAACCAATATATCAAGCTCGCCAAGAAGATGCGATTGATTTTGCAAGTGAATTAAAAACATTTGAAGCAGTTCATAAATATATGGAAAAAGAAGGTAAGATTTTAGTATTCTTAGGAGATGGTAAACATAAAATTAAAAGGAAAGCAGAACAAATTGCTTGCGAGAAATCAATTAAATATATTTAACGTATTAGTATAATACATAAGGCGCGAATAAAGTAAAAAGTAATAATGTAAACTGATGAAATATATATATTATTATTAATATGTTTTATTGGGTGTGATAATTGTACAAATTGTAAGTTTTTTTAATCATATTTTAATGTAAATATAATATATTTAAATATGGATACCTTGTTGGAACAATTTCGCAAGAAACCAAAAGTAATGGAACGCGATAGACATATAATTAACATACCAGTAGTATCTGGTATTGAAGAGAATAAAGAACAACCAATCAATGAAGATAATGAAGATAATAAAATGGATGAATTACAGCAAAAAATAAAGGGGGAAGATAGTTTCAAAATTATAGATAACACCAAAATATTAAAAAAGGTAGATAATGAAAAATATAACGAATTACGTATTAAAATAATGAGAACAATGCCTGTATATAAATTAGGTGAAAAACCAGTATTGAAAGAAGATGAGATTATAACAAAAAATAAAGATAAGCGTGAAGAAAGAAATAATGGACCATTACCCGGTGAAAAATTAGTAAAGGTAAAAAAGAGAATTCGAAAAACAAAGGCAATTGACATTAAAGGAAAACCGCTTAGAGATATTGCAAATGATGAGATTGGTGAAGAATTATTACCTCGTGTTCCTAAAAAAGAGGATTTAGTATTAATAAAGCATGCTAGTTATTATATGAATAATAGAGAAAAATTTGTTTATTTCATAAATAATTTATTTCGGCCATATCGTGATGAAATATTAAAAGATGAAGGAACGGTAACGTGTGATAGAACAAGTCAAACAAGTGAAAATAAATTATTTACACATCAAAAAATAATTCGTGATTACATTAATTTATATACGCCATATAGAGGGTTATTATTGTATCATGGTTTAGGTTCTGGAAAAACGTGTGGTTCTATAGCAATAGCCGAAGGATTTTTAGGAGTTCCGTCAATCGCATTTGTTGAAGGTTTAACAAACATTAGAAAGGTTGTTGTTTTGACACCAGCATCTTTGCAAACAAATTTTATGGAAGAATTAAAGAAGTGTGGGAACCCAGTATTTAAAAAGAAGCAATATTGGGAGTTTGTATCAGTTGAAGAAAGTAATGATGAAATGATAAATCAACTATCGTCTGCATTAGGATTACCAAGAGCATACATAAAAACGAAACAAGGTGCGTGGTTTGTGGATGTTCGAAAAGAGTCTAACTACGATATGTTATCAACAGAAAATAAGAAAAAACTTGAAGACCAAATAAATGAAATGATAAAACAAAAATATTCATTTATTGCATATAATGGTTTGAGGAAACGTCGGTTAAATGAATTAACAATAAATGGTACTTATAATATTTTTGATAATAGAACGATAATTATAGATGAAGCGCATAATTTTGTAAGTCTAATTGTAAATAAAATAGATTCCGAAAAAGATCTTAATAATCCAACAGAAACAAGTACAATATTATATAAAATGATTATGGAAGCTCAAAATGCGCGTGTTATTTTATTAACAGGTACACCAATGGTGAATTATCCAAATGAAATAGGAATTTTGTTTAATTTATTAAGAGGTTATATTCGTACTTGGAAATTTCCAATTAAACAGCAAGGAACAATTACTACACGATATACAACTGAAATGATTGAACAACTTTTTAAAAAGCATAACGTGGTTGATTATATCGAGGTTATTTCAAATGAAATTTTTTTAACACGTAATCCGTATGAGTTTTCAAATAAATTTTATACTAAGAAGGACGATGTTAGTTATCTTGGTGCTAGAAAAGATAGTAAGGAATCTTTTTTAAATGATGCTGATTTTATAAATAATATTTTGGAATTACTGAAAACAAATAATATAACTATTGATAAATCAAAAGTGACCATTGAACTACATAAAGCTCTTCCAGATAGATTACCTGATTTTATGGATACATTTATAGATGAAAAAACCGGAAGAATTAAGAATGAGC